AGCTGAGGTGGGAACTACAGGTACTGGTGCAACAGGTATGGCAGCAGAAAGTGGTTTTGGTGATCCCGGCGATGGCGATGGCAATGGTGATAAAGTAATTTGTACTGAACTTACTTCTAAAGGGCTTTTAGATAAGGATGTATATAAACTAGAATCAGAATATGCAGATAAATATATATCAGAACAGACAATGAGGGGCTATCATTTTTGGGCTGTACCTCTAGTTAAACTAATGCGTAAAAGTACTTTAGTTACTAATTGTGTCAAGCCCTTTGCTACTGCGTGGGCTAATGAAGTAGTGCATTCTTATAAACCAAATTTATATAAAAAGGGTACACTATTTGGTAAAATAGTAATAGCAGTTGGTGTACCTATTTGTACTGCATTAGGTTGGTTTGTATCTACTTCCAATTATCGTGTACTTTACGAGAAGGAGAATGTCCATGGAAATTAATGTAGATATGACTGCTGCAACTAGTAGGTATGCAGAATTAACAGACCAAGAAAAAGAAATAGTTAGACGTTTTATGAATAGTCCTGTAAGAGGTATTATACGTAAATTGTTTGGTGAAGAATTAGATAGGATGCTAGGAAGCTTTATGTTACCTATGTCCGAACGTGGTAAGGGTTTAGCCACTAGACAAAGACCATAAACCCATACGCTGGCTACTCATCCCCTGTATTTATACAGCCACGGTGGCCCCGGTAAAGGAAACTTATAATGCCAGAACTAGCAGAAGTTAAAGAAATACCTAAGAAAACTTTTGTGCAGAAGCCTAACTCTAATCAAGAAAAGATTGAGCGAGAAGAAGAAGAGCTAAAAGAATTACTTTCTGAACAAGATAATTCAAATGAAAAAGAAGAAGATCAAGTAGAAGAGGCTCCTAAATCTGCAGAAGAAAAAACATTTAAAAAGAGATATGGTGATTTGCGTAGGCATAGTCAAAAACAAGCAGATGATCTACAATCAAAGATTAAACAATTAGAAAAACAACTAGATGTTACTACTAAAGAATCAATAAAGCTACCTAAATCTGAAAAAGAAATAGAAGCATGGGCACAGCAATACCCAGATGTAGCAGGTATTATTGAGACAATAGCAATAAGGAAAGCCCAAGAACAATCACAGGGATTGAAAGAGCGCATACAAGAAATAGATGAAATGCAGGAGGATGCAGAACGTAATAAAGCAGAAGTACAACTAATGCAAATGCATCCCGATTTTGATAATATACGTAGTGATGATGCATTTCACGAGTGGGCGGAAGAACAACCTAAGTGGATTCAAGATGCTTTATATGAAAATGATGTAGATGCCTTAGCTGCATCCAGAGCAATTGATTTATATAAATCTGATAAGGGTATTAAAGCTCCTAAAAAGAAGAACAATAAGGATGCTGCCTTCGCTGTATCTGAAAAGACTGAACGAAGTCGCCCTCAATCTGATGAAACATCTGATTACTTTAGAGAGTCTATTGTACAAAATATGTCAAGTAATGAATACGAAGAGCACCAAGAGGCTATTATGGAAGCTATTCGTTCCGATAAATTTATTTATGATATCTCAGGATCGGCAAGATAATCCTTGACAAACCCTAATATATATATATAACTATATATATAATTTTATGACCTCCTATTACTACGGGACTACTCATACGTTAAACTAAAATATGCAACTACTATTATCTTAATGACTTACCTATTTTACTTTAGGCCCATTACTAATATATTAGGCCAAATATATTAATTAATGCACCCTGAAAAAATAGCCTCTACAAGACAATTGTAAGTTAGCGTCTGTTAAATACGAGAAAAGGAGAGCTAATATGGCTTTTACTCGTGCAGCAGGTTATAATAATTTACCTAACGGTAATTTTAGTCCTGTAATTTATTCCAAACAGACTCAGCTTGCTTTTCGTAAGTCGTCTGTTGCGGAAGATATTACTAATAACGATTACTTTGGTGAAATCGCTAACTTTGGTGATACCGTTCGCATTATTAAAGAACCCGAAATTACGGTCAAAGAATATGCCCGTGGTGCTCAGGTTCAACCACAAGACCTTGATGATGAAGATTTTAGCCTTGTCGTAGATAAGGCCAACTACTTTGCTTTCAAGGTAGATGACATTGAAGAAGCACATTCACATGTGAATTTTCAGTCTATGGCATCTGATCGGGCAGGCTATCGCTTGAAAGATCAGTACGACCAAGAAGTCTTGGGCTATCTTTCAGGCTTCAAGCAGTCTGCACTTGGCTCTGTAACTGATACCGCTAATACTACGGTATCGGGAACCAAAGCTGTCTCGACTGCTGGTTCTAATGAATTGCTAGGTTCCATGCAGCTAAAGAAGGGTGACTTTGGAAACATTACCACCTCCGCTGCTGGTACGCATTCAATCCCACTTGCTCCCCGTTTGCCGGGTGCTAGTGCTCTTCCGACTGCTACTGCATCTCCAAATATGGTTGTGGCTAGGATGGGTCGTATTTTGGATACGCAGTTTGTAGACAAAGACGGTCGTTGGCTAGTTATTTCACCCCACTTCATGGAAATTCTGATGGACGAAGATTCACGTTTTCTAAATTCAGATTTTGGTGAAGCTGGTGCTCTTAGAAATGGACTGGTTCTAAATAACTATTATGGCTTTAAGGTGTATGTTTCCAACAATCTGCCTGCTGTAGGCACTGGTCCCGGTACAAGTGGTACTGCTAACCAGATCGCCAACTATGGTGTTATTGTTGCGGGTCATGCTTCCGCTATTGCCACTGCAAGTCAGATCACGAAAACCGAATCTTATCGTGATCCCGATAGCTTTGCGGATATCGTTCGTGGTATGCATCTCTATGGTCGTAAAATTCTTCGGCCAGAAGCAGTTGTTAATGCCAAGTATAACGTAGCATAAGGGGAGGATACATATTATGGCAACTTTTGACATGACTACTAAAAGTACAACCGGCGTAAGTGCTGACTCTAGTGCTATTAACCAAGCGGATCGAGGCGGAAATAAGATGAGAATGCTTGAAGCTATTCTCGATATGGACGCACTGGTTGCTGATGGTTATGCAAATGCGGACGGTGATATCTTTCAACTTCTAGAAGTTCCTGCAAATACGTTTGTTTTGTTTGCTGGTGCAGAAGTATTGAAAGTTTTTGATGGCAGCAGCCCATCAGTAGATATTGATTTTGCTGCTGGGGATGACATCGTTGATGGCGGTGATGTTACGGCACTAGGCATTCTTGCTGAAGGCAGTAATGGCCAATCCAATGATGTTATGACTGGTGCGGATTCTCTGTTTGAATCTTTTGTAACTAGCGCAGACACAATTGACGTAAAGTTAATTGCTGGTTCTGCCGATGTTACATCTGGCAAATTGAGGGTCTATGCTTGCGCTATTGACTGTAATGGTTGGGGCGAACATACTGCAGAAGTTGATCGTGATCAGCTTGCGTAGTTACTAGGATATGGTGAGAGGGGCAATGAAAGTCCCTCTCACTATTCTACATAAAATAAGGACATGCAAAGTATGAAAAAACTTTCAGCCCGTCAAAATGAAATGTTAAAGCTACATGCTAAACCACATGAAAACAATCAAGGTAAAACTGTAGCGGGTCATTCACAAAAACATATCAAGGCTATGAAAGTAATGATGCAGCATGGCATGTCATTTTCTAATGCACACGATTCTTCTATAAAGCTTGTAAGGAAGTAAATAAAATAAATGGCAAATACATTTTTATCATATACTAATGATACATTAGCTAAACTTAATGAAGTAGCTCTTACTTCAGCCAATTTTAGTGATGCTCGTGGTATTCAAGTACAAGTAAAAAATGCCGTTAATCAATCTATTCGTTACATTAACCAACGAGAGTTTGGTTGGCCCTTTAATGCTGCTGAAGCTAGTCAAACCCTTACGGCAGGAGTAGTTAAATATGCATTGCCTGCAAATACAAAGCATGTAGATTATGCTACTTTTAGAATTAGAAAAAATGAAACTTTTGGTAACGCTACTCGTAATCTATCAAACTTAGATTATAAAGAATACATAGATTTTTTTATTAAACAAGAAGATGATACAGTAACAACTACATTAACTAGTGGTATTGACGATGATGATACAACAATTCCCGTATCTAGCACTTCTTCCTTTGATTCTACAGGAACTATAATTATTAATTCAGAAAGTATTACATATACAGGAACAACTTCTACAACATTTACTGGGGCTACACGGGCTGCAGAAAGTACAACTGCTGCCAGTCATTTAAGTGGAGTTACTGTAGCTCAAATTGATGCAGGGGGTGTACCTACTCATGTATTTAGACATCCAGATAATACGTATGGTCTGTACCCTTTTCCTAATAAAGCATATACATTATCTTTTGATTACTATACATACCCTAGTGTAGACCTTTCTGCTTATGGGGATACAACTTCAATCCCAGATAGATTTGGTCATATTATTACTGACGGTGCTATTGCTTATGCTTACTTGTATAGAAGTGAAGTACCCTTATATGAACGTAGCTTTGCTTTATTTAACGAAGGCATAAAGCATATGCAAACTCTACTTATTAATAGATATGATTATATACGATCTACTTACGTTCCCAGATCAAGCAATTCTATCTACGCCTCTTCAACAACTTTTTAATATAGGAGAAGATTAATGACACAAGTACCTCAAGGAAATAACATGTTCTGGGATGTACAGTCGGCTGTAACTGTTGGTGCGTCTGCAGCAGGAACAAATGTTTTAAAATATAATCTAGTAACAATTCATTTAGATGGTGAAATCTATGTTAACTTTGGTTCTTCTAGCACTTCTGCTATTAGTACAGCTAAGGATATTAAATTGGTTGCTGGTTTACATTCACTTACTGTACCTAAACAATCAGGTGATATTCAATATCTGAACTATCAACGTGTGGGCGGTACAAGTGTAACAATGCGCCTAGTATTGTCATAAGGAAAAAAGCTATGTCTCTATTACAAGGACTTATAAGTCAAAATGTCGATAGGCATACTACTGATATTATAACTCTAACTGCGACAGCCGCTGTTACTACAGCCGCTCACGTAGGTAGAACACTTCTTATGGGTGAAGTCGGTGGCGATGCCGCTGCAACTTTTACACTTCCTGCTGCAACAGGTACGGGTAGTGTATTTAAATTTGTTGTATCTGTAGTAAATACTTCTAATTATCTAATTAAAGTAGCAGATGCAACAGACACTATGGACGGTCAGATTATTATTACTGATGCTGATGGCACAGCAGCTACTTCTTTTGTAACTGCTGCTACTTCAGATACCATTACACTAAATGGTACGACTACTGGTGGGGGTGCGATAGGTGATTATATTGAACTCATTGATATAGCATCTAATCAATATGCAGTAAGCGGCATGGTTACTTGTGCCGCAGGTTCTAATATCGCCACGATGTTCAGTGCAACTGTATCATAACTTAGCTATAGAAAGGAATATAAAATGGCTACAAGTTCTAAACTGACACAGGGCGTATCTCGTGTCCCTGAAGATGTCTTTATTGAAAACGGTCTTACCGTAGATTCGGGAGGTTTAACTGTTACTGCCGGTGGGGTTACTGTCACTGCAGGTACTACTACTCTTGGGGGATCGTTTGTACGAGATTTAGTAACTCTTACTGGAACTGATGCAATTACGCAAGCAGAACATGCCGGTCGTATTCTTCTTATGGGAGAAGTCGGCGGTGATGCGGCAGCTACGTTTACGCTGCCAGCGGCTACGGGTTCAGGTGATGAGTATAAATTTATTGTATCTGTTGTTAATACTTCTAACTATGTTATTAAGGTTGCTGATGCGACTGATACGATTGATGGTTCGGTAGTTGTTACGAATGATACCGCTGCTGGCGGAACGGCCTCTCTTATCTCTTGGCCTACCGTTGCTGCTACAGATACTATTACTCTTAATGGTACTACGCAGGGTGGTGTACAAATTGGGGATTATCTCCTATTAACGGATATTGCTACTAACCAGTACACGGTTAGTGGTTTGCTTAATGCTTCTGGTACAGAGGCTACGCCGTTTAGTGCTAGTGTTTCCTAGTAACTAAGTAT